CGCTTCTTACCATTAGGACCACCCGCAAGGGTGGCCCACCAGCCCAAAATGGGCAAAACTAGGCGGTTACCCGCCTAGGGCGTACTGTGGAATAAGGATTTTTACCTCCCTATACCCACCACCCTGTGAAGGGTGAACCTCGATTGGCGACTCATCGAGCGGCAGCCAGCCGCTCAAATGGTCCCGAGGCCGTGCATAAATACTACGCAGGGCTTTGGGTAAGAGACCGGGGATATCAACGTAAATAACTTTCGTCTTCTCGACGATTACGTTAACGACCCAGCACTCCCAACCACCAGGATGAAGCTTAGGTGTGATTTCATCAAAGACACCGATGAAAGCACCGTCGCCATAACCATCTGGCAAACGAGGTTTACGCCACTTAGCTGGAGCATACGACCGGACCCATTTGCAAAGGTCCAGCATCTGCTTGCGCTGAAGATCGGAGAGCCACACAGACCTATCCACGAAGCGTTTAAGCTTATTGTGGATTAAAAACAGGTCTGGCAGTGTGGTAACCTCCTTTTTGACGTAAAAGGGTGTCACCTCGTGACCGCGGAAGAAGTGTTTACCACAACTTTCACGGAACGGACCGGTCGAGAAGCTTTTCTTTTCATTGGCTTTAAAGCCGCAAAATTGAAGGAGGCCCAAGAACCGCTCCGCAACAGCGGACGGTAATATAATATCATCACCGTATACCGAAACACGAGACGTCTCCTCACCCATGAGGTGGCAACACGCGAGCGCTAACGACAGGAATATCGTCGTTTCGAGCTCGAATGTGAAGCCATTGCCCATAGATGAGAACTTCTGGTAAAATATTTTCTCACCAGAAGGAAGAACTCCGAACGGGCATCTGCTTTGCTCAAGAGCAAACAGCCAGTCCTGCCGAATGAGCTTCGACACAATCTCTCGCGAGACCGTGTCCGAAGCCATACTTAGGTCGATTGTCGCCAAAGTTCCAGTAAGGCTACCCACTTGGGCTAGCCGCTGATTCCTCGACTGATCGTCTAGATTACACCCGGCTCGACGGAGTCGTCTCCGCATCAATCCACCAATCCCTTTCTGAACATACATGTTCATACACGGTTCAATGGCAATGGTGCGATCCGTCTTATAGTTCTTCGGCACAGTAACAATGCGATTGCCGGGTACGATTTTACAGTACCCGACTCCCTCCTCACCTAAATCGGTGAGACACTGTTCCCAGTGTGGATTGTAGCAAATCGCTACGTTCGCAAGGGTCGCACAGCCGATTGTTGTCTCCGGGTTACCGGAGTATTTGAAAGCTGCATCCGACATGCGTCGGGGTAGTCGTGTGCTTGCACCCGGCCCCCAGCCCATATCCTTTGCTGCCGCGTCCCAATCAAAACGCCCCAGTATCTTAGCAGCAACTTTACGAGCCAGAAGAAGTTCTGACTCGTAGGGACCAGAAAGGCCCCAAACTGCTAGACGCTGGTTTGTCTCATAACAGAGACGCTCCGCTTCGTGGAACCTTTCCCACGTCAAACTCACCTTAGCAGCACTGACCTTGCCATCGTCGAACTTCGACAGGATTTCGCCTAATAAATAGGTCGAGCCTGCCGTTGTAAGTCCGTCGGACAAATCAGGACTGTTTCCCCCTGGGACCCCTGGACTCTGGACATCGAGCCCAAGGATATCTCCGAGGGAGGTGTGTAACCGTTTGAGTGGAAAGCGGATTTCGACAACATTAGCAGCCCGTAGGCTGCCAGGAGTGACACTAGCCATAGGAAGATCCTCATAGCAAGAATCCCTGTAGGGACTCCCAAGAGCAAAGAAGAGACCCCGCCGTAAGACTGGGCGGGGCCAACGTTCGACCGGTGATTAAGCCGGTTAGCCGTAGAACGGTTCAAGGTTCTCGACCGACGTTTTCATGCTTGCAAGGCCAAGAGTATTGACCACGTATGCAAGCAGGTCCTTCTTTTCCTGTAGCGTGGACTGTTGGCTCAGGTTCAAAATGACCTGGGCGCTATTCACACGGACCACAGAAGTAACACCGTCCGCCGTAGCCTCCACGGGCTGAGAAAAGCCCATGAAAATACGGTTCGCACCTGTTGCACTTGCAGGCTCACGAACTTCGTGAGTAATATAACGATATCCTGCAGGGGTGATAGAGGTACGATCTGCCCACTTGACGACATTGGCTTTACGGCCGCTGAAGTTAAAAGTATGAGCAGCGGGGGTGGCAGCACCGTCATTAACGGTAAGAGCGGCGATAGCCGGCATTTAAAAGCTCCTAGAGCTGAGTTAACTTACGTGACATACAGGAGAAATTCCTGCATGTTATTAACGGGTTTAACCCCGTTTACCACCAAAGACCTGGGCAAGTAAAGCCAGACCGTTGGCCATGTGAGTCAAACTCCGCGGGTCCCGAAAACTGGGCCACTGCGGGAACGGTACAGACGTAGGACAAGAGCGTTCCAAAAGAACGGTTGACTTACGCCCCGTATACTCTCCCGTAAAGACGTACGTGTCCAATGAACGAACAACAGTCTTCGAAAGAGACGTTGCAGTTATCTCGGCTCTTACGAGCTTAGAGACACTTACATACGTGTGAGCTCCATCATAACCCAACATCGCATCAAGCGACGAGAGGTAATCGCCGACTTTAAAACCCCAGTCGACTACGAAGCTAAACGGAACCAATTCCCATGCTATAAGCAAGGGGTTGGTCAGACCGAGGGAGGTAAACGACTGCAATAGCTCGTTTGCAGGAGCCGCGTCAATTCTGACGAAGCACCCCTGCATCCCTTTTAACTCAACCTTCTGAGCGTGAGATAGGACCGTAGGACTGTTGTTGTACAAAGCAGTCTGTTCGAGTTTCTCTTTAGCGCTCCCTTTACCGGTCACTAACCAGTGATCCTGCGGCCGCCTGGTAAGGGCTTCCGTAGCTCCGTAGATATCGGAGAGTAGAGGCTTCCAGCCGTACTGTAGTTCCAACCACTGTTTAACAGAGTTGGATCCATTAGGCTTTCGAGATGGGGTCACCCCCAGTCGTCTCATTGCTTCTTTCCACCGACCCTTTCTAAGGGCACGGTAGGCTTGGGCGAGACGTATTGCAGTATCACCTAACAGACGGGCAGTCATATCAGCTTCGGCAAAAGCCTGGCCAAGATTTATGTCCGATCGTTTCATCTTCAAACGTGCCTTTATAAGCGCAGTATTGTATAGATTCGACGACACACCGCTAGGAACCGTGACCGCGTTGTAGCATGCGGTACCACCAACAATACCACCAGCAGCCAAAACATACCCGTCGTACTTAGTACGAACGAGATTGGCTCCGGTAACGTTGTGAGTGGCAACCATAAGTGCATTACCTGGCCCACGGTCGTAACGTTCACGAGAGAAAGTGTAAGCGGTCGGAGGAATCCAACCCTTAGGCTTGTGGCGAGAAGCACCAGTCCGCGTTTCAACTGCTTTTTGGCAGTCTGACGTGAACACGGTGGAGGGCGACCCCGTTTTAGGAGTCTGAGTACATGACCCTCTAAGAGAGACATTGAAATTACCTCTCTTATCTGCCATAGCTATAAGCTCTCGGTTAAAGTGAAAGTTACGGATTGTCTCTACACCTGGATTTACAGGCGTTTTACCGCGTAAAGCGGATCGGTTGGAGCAACCGAATAGAGCAGACCCTTTCTGAGG